TTCGAACCACCCGGATCAACGACCATGTAGCGTGTGACTGCCCGTGTGTCATCCTGTATGAATGGAATCTTTTCATGCGGAACAACATTTGTTTCCCTGTTGAATTTTGGGAACCTGCCTTCCACTGCTTTACTCGGAATGCCATATAACCGAGCAAGTTTAACCTCCAAAGGTTGCTGTGAATAGGTGCGGATTAATTCGTTTGCATTCACAAATGGACTCATTTCCGACCAAAAATAATAAATTCTGCAATCAGGCCAGTTTGCGGATACTTGTTCAATGGGTAATTCGCGACCGAGAAGCTTACTGTATTTCTTCGTCACAGTTTTTGCGCCCTTCAATAAACTATTGATCAATGGCGTGTATCCTTGAAGTGTCGTGAAACTAAGCAATAAACGACCCGAAAAGTCAGTCAATCTTGCTAGTAGAGTGTTGAAAATCGCCTCACTTACCTCTTCATCGCAATGTATCGCATGTGCTGACCAACCTTCGAATATCTGCGGATCTGCCATGTATTGTCTGTAATTATTAAAGCTTATCGTACTTCCCCGTTCTGCGCCTGACGTATTCGGCGGCAAGATTGCCTTGCCCGAATTGAATCCATTCTTTTGAGTATATTGCAGAGAATGATTCGTACTCTTCTTCTTTGCCCGTTTATATCGTGCAGGAAGTGCTTCCCAGATATAGCGTTGAGCATCCGCAATACTACGCTCCTCGGATACGTGCATACTGCGAATCTCCGCTTCGGGAATCTGCTGGGCTAAATGTACCAAAAACCGAGAACATAGAGTTGATTTGCTACTGCGATTTCCGCCTAAAATTACATGGATCTTATCCTTATCCCACCTATCCATCACCCTGCGCCAACCTGGAAGAGTCCATCCCCATTTGATCGGATCTTCCTTTTCGCTGTTGGGTTGATCGATCATCAAGCGGCTCAATATCTCCGCCCGTTCCTGTGGTAATGCGTCAATCTCATCCTCGCTCAACGCACAGGCAAGCTCGCCCTTGTCATACTTCAAGTCATCCGTCCAGGGAATCCCAAAGTGCGCGTCAACTTCATCTGCGTAGGTTATCTTAGGCATATTCAAACATCATTTGATCTTTTGGCGGACGGGATCTCATTGATGAATCATATTTTTCCCAGGGCACAAATTGGTAATATCTGCGGTTAACCCATCTCTGAAATTTTTTTAACTCAGGCTTATAACGATCATAAACCATTGGGTAAGGCAGTACCCCTGCGTCATTTAACTTATTAAATCTCCAAAGAATATCATCCATTGTTTCTCCGGGCCAATAACCTATTAGCATATAAACCATAATCTCTCTTGGCTTTATGCCTGCATCTAAAAGAATATCTAAACCATTGAAGAATCTTTTCTCGTCTTTTGGATTATCCCATGCAGTATGCAATCTTCTATATTTAAATTTAGCTTCAAAAAACTGCATATCTTTGAGAGCTTTTGCACCTTCTTTATGTATAAGCCTAGCGTTCATCCCTTGATTTATATTTATTTTAAAGCCACCCTCTAGTATCTCGTCTGCTTTCTGTTGCCAATCAGGTTGCCCAAAAAAGTCGTTGTCCAATAAAATGATTTCTTTGGGGTAAGGATCTCCTCGCCATATTTGATGTATAGATCCGTTATCCCGATTCTTACCTTCCTTTCCCGGTACAACACAAAATTTACACGCTAGGCGGCAACCTCTCTGACTAAAGCCTATACTATGCTTGAACTTAGGATATATCGAGTAATCAAAGTATTCATAGGGTCCACCTGTTATATCCTCAATAGTCATTGTCGATTTAGTGCCTGTACCTCCAACAATGGCTTGTGGAAATTCCTGTAAAAATCTCTCTAGTTTAGGCTTAGTCCATTGGAATATCGCAGAACCATAAACAGTATCATATTCAGGTTCAAATAACTCGCGTTCCCATGATTTACTAAAATAAACATCATCACCTTGTGCTTTATGCCAATGAGACAACTTCATCAAAGCAATATTAGGAAGCGATCCGTCTAGTTGTGTAATTCTTATTCTCGGCATTTCTCTTCCATCGCATTCAAATAAAACCACAAGTCTATGACCTCTTCCTTACAGCTTTGTATTTTCTGCTCCAAGGTCATGCGTGCCAAGCCCCTGCTCCCATCGGGATTGTGTTCCCGAATACCCGCCATGAACTTCCTACGGGCCTCCTTTGCGAAGCGTTCAAGCGCCTCTTCCAAGATTTCTTCGTCAGTCACTCTTTTTTAATTCTTGAATCGTTTGTTTCAATCGTTCGATTTCCTTTTTCAACTCCTTGTTCTCGCGTTCCAATTGACGCACCATGAGCGGCCAAGGTTCCAATTTCTCACCCGTTGGTTTGTATATGTTCATTTCTTCATCCTCCAATATGATTTCCGATTCGAATTCAATTATTTCCTCGTCGTAGTATTCGTTGACTGCATTACTCAAACATTCCAAAATCTCCTCCTGTTCCAAATCACTCTCGTGTTCCCATCTATGCATGAATGTTTTGAATTCATGGATTACTTTTCTTTCTGCGTCTTTCGACATTTCATTTGTTCCTAAATACCCGGTCCATATCACTCCTTATCGCAATGAGTTTTCCAAATTCATCACGGACATACGAACCATCCCGATTTCTTAGAAAAAAACGCACTTGTTTCTTGGAATAGAATCTTTCGAATCCATCCTCCGCTTCCCGTCTGGTCAACACAGCCATCAGTAGACGGGTTTCGAAAGCTGTCCGGTTGCACGATAAATGCGTAGTTTTTCACGTATCAACTCCTCACGGAAAAACTGATACGCAGGCATGTCATTCATTTCCAAAGCTTCGCGCATCTGCCGATCATATTCGTAGACCCAATCAGTTGGACGATGACTGCATCCGATCAGAGTCATCAAGACCATCAAAGTTCTCATCCTCATCCTCCCAGCCGAGTCTCCTTCTACGGTCACGATATAATTCCTCCCGGTAATCCTCGTATAATGCCCGCGCTTCGAATTCCTCTTCGGTCATTTCATTTCCTTCCATAATGTCTTCCACGCTAATTCTGCGGTTGGCACACATACACCATTTCCCAATAACCTCAAGCGGTCCACTCTGTTGGCAATTGGGTCCACCCTGTCATGCCTCTGCCCAGCATGAGACTCTCCACCCAATTCGGATTGAGCTTCGGTGACCCGTGGTTCTTCCCAGTCATATTGCTCTTCTCCGGGACGGGCGGGCCAGCGTGTATTTGATTCCTTAATCGACATTGAGTTGTACGATTCTCCTCTTCGTATTGCTTCCACGCTTCTGCTGATCCCGTCCTTGCCGCGTCCCCTTCGTTTGGAGTTTGCCAATTCTTCTTCGCTTCCTCCGCCAATATCTTGCCCCCCGTTCCGGGCTTGCGACTGCCGGGGTTGCCTGCTCGTGGGGTTGGCCAATTCATCTGATTCAAGTCTCTCCCCAAGCACTTCTGATTGCTCTCCTTCGCAGTTCTCGCTCCCTCGATGTGGTCGGAGGCTTGGGGAGTACCCCAGGATGAAGACTCGTTTCCTTTGGTGAGGCGCGCCAACTTCTTCCGCGCTGAATATGCCTGTTTCATATCGGTAACCATCTTCTTCCAGATCGCTGAGGACTGTGGAGAGTCCAAGCGTGATATGACCTTGGACGTTTTCGGCAAAAACCCAGGTAGGTCTAATTGTTCGGATATGCTTGCGGAGATAGGGCCATAAGTGTCTTGGGTCTTCTTCGCCTTGTCTTTTTCCTGAGCTACTGAACGGCTGGCATGGGTAGCCACAACATATGCCGTCCACGATTCCACGAAACTCTGATGCAGGGAAGGTTTCAAGGTCCGTCCAGATAGGTGCGTTAGAAAGCCTCCCTTCTTCAATCTTCGCAACCAAGTTGGCGATGCAGAATCCTTCCCTCTCCACGAAACAGATTGTGCGTACATCCACGCCAGCTCGCTCGATTCCCAACTCCAATCCGGCGTAGCCGGAACAAAAGCTGATAA